AGGATAATCTCTATGGGCACAAGGGATCAATGCACAAAGGATTTGATCACGATAAGTTTGCTGCTGATTGTGATTTTCGTTATCCAATGCATCAACTAATTAGTTATAATTCTGATCAACTTGTCAAGGATCGATTCAAGAATTGGAACGCTGCTGAGTTTGACTTAACTTACACGATGCGTTCAGTTGGTGAATATATGCGAGAGCAAAAACAACGTAAAGAATTGCTGCTATTTAATTATGGAATTGAAGGATTGGTTAAATTCGATTAATCAAACAAAAAGTAACTTACTTGAAGAAAATCCAGGTGCTTTAAAAGAATATGCACCTTATATCATTAATCGTTGTTTATCTGCACATATTGATTGTATTCTATTCGCAAACGAAATGAATATGAAACATCATCTTGATAAAGATATGCAATATTCTTTTTTTCTAAATACTATAAGAAAAAGGAAGAGATATTCTCCCTGGCTCCGTAAAGATAAAATCAAAGACTTAGAATGTGTGAAACGTTATTATGGTTATAGTAACGAAAAAGCATCCCAAGCACTGAAAATTTTGTCAAAAGAGCAAATCAACTTTATCAAACAACGACTTGAAATTGGCGGAACAAAATGACAACCCAAACAATTGAGCCACAGGTAAATTGGTCCCAGGACCAAATGGTTGAAGTTATTCTCAACGAACCAGACGATTTTCTAAAAGTTAGAGAAACTTTAACTCGCATCGGAGTTGCCTCTAGAAAAGAGAAAAAACTCTATCAGTCTTGCCATATCCTCCACAAACAAGGAAGATATTATATTGTGCATTTTAAAGAGTTGTTTGCTCTTGATGGTAAACATGCTAACTTGACTGTAAATGATGTTCAACGCAGAAATCGTATTGTACGTTTGCTTGCAGATTGGGGACTTATTACGGTTCTAAATCAAGATAAAGTATCTGACATTGCACCACTCAATCAGATTAAAGTTCTTGCATATAAAGATAAGGGTGAATGGATTCTTGAGCAAAAGTATAATATTGGTAAGAAAGGTAAAACTGCTGAAGAAATTTGATTTTAAATTAGGATTGACTTTATTTTTTTAATGCTTTATGATGATTAAGAGAAAAGTTGGTATTCAGCCGTTAAAACTCATATGAGTTTTCAAATACTAATATCCTTTTCAACTTTACATTTTAATTGGTATTCAGAATATAAAACCACATTTGGTTTTCACCTTATAATACTTTGATAAAATTATGAACATTTTTATATTGGATTGTGGTCAGTGTGGATCACATGCTTTCAATACTACCTCAGATGAATATCATAAGATTGAGCACTCTGAAGTGATCAATCTCAATATTCCAAAAATTAAATCTGGAGATCTCATCGTTGTTGAAGATGCCCACATGAGATCTCAAGAAAAAAATAGTCTTGCTCAACCTTTTACTTTTGATCAACTAAAAGAGATCGAAAAGAATGCATATGAAAAAAATATTGAGATAAGATTGTTCCCTCAAAAATCAACTCCCACAGCAAGAAAATTAGCGTCATTAGAACATTCAGAACTTTTGGAAAAGACTGATGAAAATGATGTTAAAGCAATTGCTTATTTTTTGAAAAACTCTCCAGAATCTTTTTCTACTCTTAAAAAGTTTTCTCCAATTACTCTAGATGAATATGTTGAAAAAAGTCAATATATCTTTGATGCCAGAAATGAATTAAATCAAGATATTAATCTTGCTCGCAATCAAGTCTATGGATTGAAAGATAATGGATACTCTGATGCAATATCATTGTGGATCAAAAAATATTCACTAACTTTAGCTTCCAGACTTAATGATAGAGATATTTGCAATTTTGCTGGTCTTGAACTCAATAAAAATTCTAGTGGGTTGAAAGATAACGTAAAAAAATATAAAAGTGATAAGTTAAAATTTCTTTACAATGTTGTCAATACAATTTTGACACCACAAGGAAAACTACGTGTCCGCCCCGATAATAATCTTCCTCCATACTGGAAGTATGCAAAGAAAGTTTATTTTGCAATGACACCTTACCATATGCGTGGAGGAGTTACTGCATCTAATTACAAGTATCATAAGAGAAAGGCGTCATCTCCTTGTAAACATAGTATGAGTTTGGAATCAAAAAATGCAATAAAAACTATTGATGATTATAAAGAAATTAAAAAGGCACGAACTGATAGTGATAAAAAATTACGAAAAATTTGGAGAGAAGTTCGTAAGATGATTGTTGAAGAAAAACTTATTTGAGTTTTTGTTGGTATTCACCTATTAAATTCATATTTGAATTTCAGAGATTAATATCCTACTTTAAAGTTAGTATTCACACCAAAAAATCATGTTCGGTTTTCACTCTGTAATACTCAAAAAATAGTCGTTATTCATGCCTTAAATTTTTTTATTAGATTTCAAGAAGTAATAACCGAAATAAAAAGTGCGGGAAACAATATCCCGCTTTTTTTGTAATCGTGTATAATTAGTAATGGATGCCGAAAGGGTCCACAAAACACAAACTCGCTTTTAAAGGAGCTACCATAATGACCAATCTTGCAACATCAAGGTTTAATTCTGCGGATCTTCCTGCTCTGATGGAGAGGATCAACAAGTATAGTATTGGAATGGATGAATACTTTGATCGCATTTTTCACCTTCACGAGACCACCACTAACTATCCACCTTACAACTTAGTTCAAGTTAGTAATGTAGAATCACGTCTTGAACTTGCACTTGCTGGATTTAAGAAAAAAGAAGTTTATGTCTACACACAAGACGGCAAACTCTTTGTGGAGGGCCAAAAAGAAGATAAAGAAACGGAGTCCAACTATATCCACAAAGGTTTGGCTCAACGGAGTTTTAAGAGAGCGTGGACACTCTCTGATGATACGGAAGTACGATCAGTTGATTTTGAGGATGGGCTTTTGACTATTACACTTGGTAGGATCGTACCTGATTATCACAAGAGAAAGGATTATCTCTAAATAAAAATAAAAATGAAAACCTTCGACGAGTTTAAAACAATTGCGTATAAAGGATCTGCACCACATACTGTTTACTCTCAAGGAAAACAGAAAAGTATTCCCAAAGGAAAAGCAGTTCCTGTAAGAAGTCGTTCAAGTGCTGGAGGTAATGGTGATGGTGGAAACGGTGGTGGTGAATAAATAGTTTTGAATATCGTCGGCGCGAGGAGCACCTGGCAAAATCCAGGTTGACTCCTCCTTTTTTTGTTGGTAGAATATGGGGAGGTAAGGAGTACAAATGACAGTAAAACTTTTGCTTTTAAAGTCTGGTGAAGATATTATTGCAGACGTAAAGGAAATGGTAGTTGGAGAAGATGAAAATACTAGAGTTGTTGGATATTTTCTTCATAAACCTTGTGTAGTTAAAATGACACCGCCAACTAACGTTCCTGAAGAATTTGCGGAAGATCTGGATCCGCAAAAGGCATCTTTTCAAGTAACTCTTTTTCCTTGGATGCCTTTATCTAAGGATAACACTATTCCAGTTTCTGCAGATTGGGTAGTTACAATGGTCACTCCAAGTGACAAATTAAACAATATGTACATTGAGGATGTAATGAACTATGGAAAAGACTATCAAAATCATAGCGTTAGTAAACAGTCTGATACTGATAACTCAAATTGAAGAAGTTGGTGCTGATATTGGAGAACCTGATTGTAAACTAATTAATCCGTTTGTAATTCGTAATGATAAAACATTAGAACCATTTCTTTGCGGTTATACTAAGCAGGATACATTTATGTTGAGTTCTGAAAAAATAATCACTCTTGCAGACCCAACTCCAACTTTACTCGAAAAATATGAGGATTTGATTAAAGAATGAGATTTTATACTAATGTTCAATTGATTGGAAATCAAATTTTGATTCGTGGTGTTGATAATGGAAAAAGATTTGAGACTAGAGATGAGTTTTATCCAACTCTCTTTGTAAAAACTAAAAAAGAATCAAAATATAGAACATTAAGTGGGGAATATGTAGAACCAATAAAACCAGGTACTATCAAAGATTGTCGTGAATTTTATAAAAAATATGAAGGTGTAGATGGATTTGAAATCTACGGAAACGATAGATATATCTGCCAATATATTTCCGAAAAATATCCAGAAGATGAAATTAAGTTTGATATTAGCAAAATCAAACTTGTCACTTTGGATATTGAGGTTGCCTCTGAAGCAGGATTTCCCGATGTAGAATCTTGTTCTGAAGAAATTCTTTCCATCTCAATTCAAGATTATACAACAAAAGAAATTATTACTTGGGGTGTTAAACCGTTTAAACATAATCGTAAGGACCTAACATATCATTATTGTCCTTCTGAATATGAACTTCTAAATCATTTCATTAACTATTGGATGTTCAATGTTCCTGACGTAATCACTGGATGGAATATTCAGTTGTATGACGTTCCATATATTTGCAAACGTCTTAATCGGGTTCTTGGTGAAAAATTGATGAAGCGTTTCTCCAACTGGGGACTTGTGACAGAGGGGGATGTTTTTATTAATGGAAGAAAACATACTGTGTTTGATGTTGGTGGTTTGACCCAACTAGATTATCTTGATCTTTATAAAAAATTTACTTATAAGGCACAAGAATCATATCGCCTTGATTATATTGCTGAAGTAGAACTGGGTCAGAAAAAACTTGATCACAGTGAGTTTGACACTTTCAAGGATTTCTATACAAAGGGATGGCAAAAGTTTATTGAGTATAATATTATTGACGTAGAACTTGTTGACCGATTGGAAGACAAGATGAAGTTAATTGAACTTGCTCTTACCATGGCATATGACGCTAAAGTGAATTATGCCGATGTGTTTTATCAAGTTCGAATGTGGGATAATATCATTTACACATATCTCAAGAAAAGAAATATTGTTATCCCTCCGAAGAACAAAACACAGAAAGATGAGAAATATGCGGGTGCATATGTAAAAGAACCTATTCCTGGAATGTATGATTGGGTTGTGAGTTTTGACCTTAATTCACTATACCCTCACTTGATTATGATGTACAACATTTCTCCAGAAACTCTTTTGGAAGAAAGGCACCCAACAGTATCTGTAGATAAAATCTTGGATCAAAGTCTTAATTTTGAATTGTATAAAGATTATGCAGTATGTGCAAATGGTGCCATGTTCCGAAAGGATGTTCGTGGATTTCTTCCTGAATTGATGGAAAAGATTTACAATGAACGTGTAATCTTTAAGAAGAAGATGCTTGTAGCAGAGCAAGAATATGAAAAGACAAAAAACAAAGAATTAATCAAGGAAATTGCCAGGTGTAATAATATTCAGATGGCAAGAAAAATTCAACTTAATTCTGCTTATGGTGCTATTGGTAATCAATATTTTCGTTATTACAAACTTGCAAACGCTGAAGCAATTACATTGTCTGGGCAAGTTTCAATTCAATGGATTATGAATCGTGTTAATTCATATTTGAATAAAATTCTTAAAACTGGAAACGATGATTACGTTATTGCTTCTGATACTGATTCTTTGTACATTAATATGGGCCCTTTGGTTAAAAGTGTATTCAAGGGAAGAGAGAAAACTACTCAAAGCATTGTTTCGTTCCTTGATAAGGTCTGTCAGGTGGAATTTGAAAAGTATATTGAAAGTTCTTACCAAGAATTGGCAGAATACGTGAATGCTTATGAACAGAAAATGATTATGAAGCGAGAATGTATTGCCGAACGTGGTATTTGGACTGCAAAGAAACGATACATTCTTAGTGTATGGGATAGTGAAGGTGTTCTTTATGAGGAACCAAAACTAAAGATTAAAGGTATTGAAGCAATCAAATCGTCTACCCCAGCCCCTTGCCGTAAGATGTTGAAAGAATCTTTTAATATTATGATGAGTGGAACCGAAGATGACATGATCAATTTTATTGATAGTTGTAGGGAAAAATTTAAAAAACTTTCTCCAGAGCAAATCGCTTTTCCGCGTTCTGCATCTGATGTTCAGAAATATTCTTCTTCATCATCCATTTATATTAAAGGAACACCAATTCACGTTCGAGGGGCACTTTTGTTTAATCATTATATTAAACAAAATAAGTTAACTAATAAGTACTCTCTTATTCAAAATGGAGAGAAAATTAAATTTGTTTATCTTAAAAAACCAAATATTATTCATGAAAATGTCATTACGTTTATCCAAGATTTTCCAAAAGAACTTAATCTTGACAAATACATAGACTATGAACTACAATTTGAGAAAGCATTTCTAGAACCACTCAAGATTATTCTTGATGCAATTGAGTGGAGTGTTGAAAAAACTGTAAACCTTGAATTATTTTTTTCCTGATGGATTTCCTTAAAGATATTGTAAAAGAAATAGGTGAGGACTTTACAAAGTTGGCATCTGAAATTGATGAGACTGAAACTTATGTTGACACAGGTTCGTACATTTTTAATGCACTGGTTTCAGGTAGTGTATTTGGCGGTGTATCTGGGAATAAGATTACTGCTATTGCTGGAGAGTCTTCTACTGGAAAAACTTTCTTCAGCCTCGCCGTTGTTAAGAATTTTCTTGATACCCATTCCGATGGTTATTGTCTCTATTTTGATACTGAAGCCGCTATTACCAAATCACTTTTAGAATCCCGTGGAATTGATACTTCTCGTTTGGTTGTTGTTAATGTTGTTACTATCGAAGAGTTTCGTAGCAAGGCGCTCAAAGCAGTAGATCTTTATATGAAAAAACCTGAGGGTGAACGAAGTCCATGTATGTTCGTTTTAGATTCTCTTGGGATGCTTTCTACGACTAAAGAAATTACAGATGCTCTAAATGAAAAAGAAGTTCGTGATATGACTAAATCGCAACTGATCAAGGGCGCTTTTAGAATGCTTACACTCAAACTAGGACAAGCAAATGTTCCACTCATTGTCACAAATCATACATACGATGTCATCGGAGCTTACGTACCAACGAAAGAAATGGGTGGAGGTTCTGGACTCAAATATGCAGCATCTACAATCATCTATCTCAGCAAAAAGAAAGAAAAGGATGGAACGGAAGTGGTTGGCAATATTATCAAAGCTAAGACTGCTAAGTCGCGTTTGAGTAAGGAAAATAAAGATGTTGAGATCCGTCTGTATTATGATGAACGTGGTCTTGATCGATATTATGGACTACTTGAACTTGGCGAAATTGGTGGTTTGTGGAAGAATGTCGCTGGTCGTTACGAAATTGATGGTAAGAAACTTTATGCTAAACAGATTCTAAAAGAACCTGAAGTATATTTCACTGATGAAGTGATGCAACAACTGGACGAAATCGCACGTAAGGAATTTAGTTATGGAGAAAGTTGAGTTTCTAATTCTTAGAAACCTTTTACACAATGAAAAATACATCCGAAAAGTAATACCCTTTATCAAATCTGAATACTTTGAAGATCAAAATCAAAAAATCGTATTTGAAGAAATACTGTCTTTTGTGCAAGAATATAATCAACCAGCAACAAAAGAAGTTCTCTGTATTGAAGTAGAAAAGAGAACAGATATTAACGAGCAGTCTTTTAAAGAGATTGCTCAAATTATTTCTTGTCTCGAAGATGTTCCTACAGAGTTTAATTGGTTGATTGATACTACTGAAAAGTGGTGTCGTGATCGTGCCATTTATTTGGCACTTATGGAATCTATTCATATTGCTGATGGAAATGATGAAAAGAAGAATCGTGACAGTATTCCTTCTATTCTTTCTGATGCTCTTGCTGTAAGTTTTGATAATCATGTTGGACATGATTATCTTGAGGATTATGAACAACGATACGAGTCTTATCACAAAAAGGAGGATAAAATTGAATTTGATCTCGAATACTTTAACAAAATCACGAAAGGTGGTCTCCCTAACAAAACTCTTAACATCGCTCTTGCTGGTACGGGCGTCGGTAAGTCTCTATTCATGTGCCATGTGGCTAGCTCCGTCTTGCTCCAAGGGAGGAACGTTCTGTACATTACGTTGGAAATGGCAGAAGAACGCATTGCTGAAAGAATTGATGCAAACCTATTGAATGTTCCCATTCAAGATATTGCAGATCTTCCAAAGCAGATGTTTGAAAACAAGGTTACAAATCTTGCAAAGAAAACTCAAGGAACTCTAATCATTAAAGAGTATCCAACTGCTTCTGCACATTCTGGTCACTTTAAGTCTCTTTTAAATGAACTTGCACTTAAGAAATCATTTAAACCAGATATTATTTTTATTGATTACCTGAATATCTGCTCTTCTTCCCGGTTTAAAGGTGGAAGTAATGTTAATTCTTATACATTAGTTAAATCAATTGCAGAGGAACTTCGTGGTCTTGCTGTGGAATTTAATGTTCCTATCGTGAGTGCCACTCAGACTACTCGTTCTGGATATGGTTCTTCTGATGTTGAACTAACAGATACTTCTGAGTCTTTTGGTCTTCCCGCAACTGCTGACCTAATGTTCGCACTTATCTCCACTGAAGATCTTGAAGGTCTTGGTCAAATTCTTGTAAAACAACTTAAGAACAGATATAATGATCCAACTATTCATAAACGTTTTGTGATTGGTATTGATCGCGCAAAAATGCGTCTTTATGACTGCGAACAATCTGCACAAAATGATATCCTTGACAATGGAAAGGATGAAGAGTATGATTATGAAGAAAAGAAACCTAAAAAATCATTCGAAGGATTTAAATTCTAATATGACTATTGATCTTAATAAGTATGTTGAGTTTGTTAATATGACAACCTCAAACCCAAGTAAAGACCACGCCTCTTTCATCAACAGTCTTATGGAACTACGGGAACAAGAGTTTCCTACCGAGCGACTGCTTACTGCTGCTGTAGGAATGTCTGCCGAAGCAGGTGAGTTCACTGAGATTGTAAAGAAGATTGTGTTCCAAGGTAAACCAGTTAATCAAGAGAACCTGTTTCACCTGAAACGTGAACTTGGAGATATTATGTGGTATGTTTCTCAAGCATGTATTGGACTTGATATTTCTATTGAAGAAGTAATTCAAATGAACTTTGAGAAACTGAATGCTCGTTATCCTGAAGGTGCCTTTAGTATTGAACGTTCTGAAAATCGTAAGGAGAATGATGTATGACTAAAGAAAAACAAGTAACAATCAAAATGGATGCTCGCACTGCCACAGCGGTTCGTCAAGTTCTATTCGATGCACAAAAAGGATATACTTATGATGAAGTAAGTGTTCCTCCTCGTGTTTCTGATATTCGTGAAGTAATTCAA